GCATGCGTTAACTACTTCAGCAACATCGGTAGTGTCTTCACCACTGGTATAAGGATTCATAGTTTCTAAATAATCCGGCTTGACGACTTCTACAGAATTTAAATTGACTTCTATTTCCGAGACAGCTAATTTCTTATTTTTCCGAAACGCTTTACGAGTCTTATCAATCAAGGATTGGGTAGTCGAATTAATGAAATCAGTAAAACAATCTAAATTAGGAGTACCAAAAGATGCTAAAGACTTAACAACATCACCATCTCCAACTGCACCAGCTTTTTCAAAAGATTTATTTGGAGGCATGTACATATTACTCATTTTACTCAAATCAGTTTCTAACATACCATGTTTCTTACGCCAGTTACTATCTCCATATTTGCCAGTATTGGCGAGTTCCGCCTGCAAATTGGTGAGGTGTTCATGCTGACTAACTATATGTTTATACATGAGTACTCTTAACAAATCCGTAAGAGCATGTATATCACTATTTTCATCCTCTTTACGAAGCAACCAAATCTGCTGAGTCTCTCGCCCCACAGTAGGAACATGTATGTACACATCAAATGTCCAACGATCCATAAAATCACCCTCATTGCAAAGGTCGGGGTTAATAGAGACTGAGTCATGCTTGCGATACTGCATTTTAACCGAAGGTTCTATAAACAAAAAACGACGTAATATGACACTAGTATATGCAAACAGCATATCAGCTTGCATATTCCAAATATTTGTATCTATAAGCACCAACTCGGCTAAGCATCTAACCGTGCCTTTATCTTCGAAAGGAGTATTTAGAGTATACGGAATATTATCACAAATACTAAGTAATTCATTTATACGAGGATCTCCCTTGTTCTTAAGAAGATTTAGGTGCATATTACCAAGCTCAGACATATGTATACACCAATGTTCAAAGGACTGAAAATTAGCCCAAAAATCTCCTGTGTCCTTATGATATATACCATTCTCATTGTATTCCCTATTCATAATTTCACAGTGAATCTTAGCTATCCAACGAAGTATATGACTTTTACCAATTCCAGGTGGACCATGGACTATAACTCCAAAGGGCGCTTGTCTATGTTGACCCAATGCATATGCTTTCTTTGCTGTAATATCCTTAGACAACTTAACTGAAAGTTCTTCTACTACACCATACTTAATATCACGACGTGATGATTTTTTCATGTACGTTTTAAAGAATTCCATTAAAGTCTCACCTTCCTGAATATAAACTTTAAGATTCATATAGCCTGGGACGGGAAGTCCTAAATACGTCTGATCAGTTTTCGATAATAATAATCTACAGGACGAAACAGCTTCAGATACAGGATCGTCC